CATCAAGCCTTCTGGCTGAGTGTATGGCTCAACATATGGCTCAGCGTATGGTGGCACATATGGAGCTTGAGACTCAACATATGGTTCGACATATGGCTGAGCAACCGGTTCAATGTATGGTTCGACATATGGCTGAGCAACCGGTTCAATGTATGGCTCAACATATGGCTGAACAACTGGCTCAACATATGGCTCGACATATGGCTGAGCAACCGGTTCAATGTATGGCTCAACATATGGCTGAACAACTGGCTCAACATATGGCTCGACATATGGCTGAACAACTGGCTCAACATATGGTTCGACATATGGCTGAGCAACCGGTTCAATGTATGGCTCGACATATGGTTCGACATATGGTTCAATGTATGGCTCGACATATGGTTCGACATATGGTTCAATGTATGGCTCGACAACTGGACCAAGTAAACCTTCTGGCTCAACATATGGCTCGACATATGGCTCGACATATGGCTCGACATATGGTTCAACATATGGTTCAACATATGGTTCAACATATGGTTCAACATATGGCTCGACTACCGGCTCTTCAGGCTCAACCACCGGCTCTTCAGCCTCAACCACTGGCTCAATTACTGGACCAAGCAAGCCCTCCAGTTCATTTTCTGGCTCAACTACCGGCTCAACAATTGGCTCAACCACTGGGCCAAGCAGCCCTTGAGGCTCAACCACCGGCTCAACCACCGGCTCTTCTGGCTCAACCACTGGGCCAAGTAGCCCTTGAGGCTCAACCACCGGCTCTTCAGCCTCAACTACTGGCTCTTGGGGCTGCTCAATTTCAACAGGCCCCATCATTTCGCTGAGTCTTTCAGCCTCTTGCCTGTCAATTGCTTCTTGTTCTCTGATCGCAGCCTCTACCGCACCATTGTCTAGGGCCACACCAGTTTCTGGGTCAACACCCATATCAAGCAATGACTGCACTGGATCTTCCACATCACTTGGCACAGCGTCTTCAACAGGGATATCGGGGTTGGCTGGCAAAGGCGTAAACCCTGAGTATGTGCCAAAGTCATCAACACCAATTGTTGCTGCATCAATGTCAGAGGCCAGCGCACTGTCTGCCAAAGCATTTGCGGCAATGGCTTCATCTAAATTGCCATAAGGATCTTCTTGGGCCAAGATTTGAGAAGCCGCCTCATCGCGTATTTCTTGCTCATACTTGCTAATGGCATCTTGGGTTTCTTGAGCGTAACGCTCAAGCTCAATAGCTTGGTCCAAATCACCAAACTCGTCTGTGCTTAGTAGCCCCTCTGGCGTTGGCTCAACAGGCGCTATTTCCCGAATAGTGTCTTCAATGGATTCAGTCGTGCCATCATCAGCAATGTAAACAGGCTCAGTGCTAATTGTTGCGTCATCAATTTCAGAAGCCCTGGCGCTTTCTGCCAAAGCCTCATCACGCACAGTATTTTCAAGGTCTCTAATTCTTTGCTGGTCTTGCTCTTCTTGAATAGCCTGCTCAAGTCTGTCAATTGCATCTTGATTTGCTTGGTCGTATTCTTCTTGCGCGACTTCGTCTTCAATTCTTTGAATTGCATCTTCTGGGCTAATTCTTGAAGAATCTTCCTCTGGAACAATAGGCGCAGTTATAGGATTATTAAAAATTGGTCTGCCTGTATCAGCAGCAATAGGTGGCGCAGAAACATCAGCAATACTTCTGGGCCGCAAAGGCATGTAGGTAAACCCACCAGTCCCACCAGCTGCTGCTGTTGGCACTCTTGGGGCGCCCATACGGGCCATGATCTGCTGATATGGAGACAGGCCATTGACCCGTGCCTCTGGCGTATATTGAGCGCCAAGTGGAATTGCTTGATATCTTGCCAAACTACTAGCAATTTGCTCTGGTCCAAAAAGCAGACCGCCATTTTGCACTGGCGCAGCCACAGGCCGACTTGCATTCAGCAAGTTAAAAATATCTTCATAATATTTTTTCGCCATCTCAATGTCCTAAAGTTCTTTTGCCATCACAGACCACTGGGGACTGTAACCCTCATCTTTTAAAAATGTCTTTGACCAGCCCCTTCGGCCTGCCAAAGTCACCCTAGTGCAACCAATAGACTTGCCCCAGGATTCGATCAATGGTCTCATCCTTGAGAGTTCATCTAGGTCGCCACCAGCTAAGAAGTAATGCAAACACTTCAGTCGTGGGTAGACAATGATCTCTGTCAACACCACCGAGTCTTTGGCCGGCCACAGCTGTAATCTGTGACCTTCGACCATCTCAGTGACATCGTCAAAATTATGTGTGCCTCCGCTGTATTCTAAGGCAGCCTCCACATGGTGGCGCAGCCTCTCCAAATGTTCTTGGTCGCTCATCTTTTGCCAGAGGCCACAGCATCAAGCCGCATCACCCCAATGCGCCAGTCGGCCAATACCGCACCAGTCACCTTCACATTGACCTGACGCGCTGCAAACCTGACATCAGTTGGGTTGGCTGCCGTGTATGGTCCAAATGTGGATTGTGTGCCAGTTGGGTAATTGCGGGTTTTAAAAGAAACCACCGCCTCACCCAATGTCTGCTCATCTGGCACAACTTGGCGAATTGACATGATGTTGTCGCCATTGCCCAGTTGCACTGGCCCAGACTCAGCATAGACGCTGGCGCTGTCATAAGCAAACCCGACTTCATGCTCATAGACATACCCATCTGTGGACACGGCCATTGGGTTGGTAAACACTCCGGCATCAGTGCCGGCAGTTCTGGCCAATAATCCTATGTTCCAGTGGTTTTCTCTGTAGTTATAAGTGACATAGCTGTCATTTTCATTGCTTCCACTGCTTGGGTAATACCACCAGATTTCACCAAATTGGCTGTTATGGACCGCATAAACTTTGGATGACTGACTGAAGTTCATATTGCCAAAGACATAATCCGACACTTCACTTGGCAGTGGCTTGACATACCCGTCATATATCCAAAAGCCAGACTTGCTCATCCAAATGGCAGCAGTGTCAATGGCCGCCACAGACTGGGCCGAGATCAAGCCGCAGCCACTGCCGGCCTTTTCAAAGCCATAGACAAATGGGGCGCCAACATACTGGGCCGTATGCACATCGACATCGGTAAACAGCAAGTTGATGCCCTTGACGCGCTTGCCAGCGATCAGAGTGCCAGGTGTGGCCAGTTCATAGTCGCCTGCCTGGTTGTCGCCAGCTGGTGTCCAAACTGTATTGTTCTCCTGGTCACACCACTGCACTTTGCGTGGATTACCACCAGCACCAAGTGCAAACATGATGCGCTCAGAAGTGACAAGGACTGCCTTGTTGCTCGTTGGGGCGTTGGTAATGACCGCGGCCAATGTGGGCGTAGTAAAACCCAATTGCCACTCATAGAGCTTGCCATCCGCATTGGAGCAAGCAATCAAATACTCACCCCATGTGTCCATGGACCATGTGGTGGCCGGAGTGACATTGCCTGTGTCTGGGCGTGCCGTGCCGTAGCTGAAATTGCCATAAGTGCTGTACCCATAACCAGTTTTAAGAACAGCATCAGCCGCGCCAGCTGTGAATCCGCTTGGCGTGATTTCTTTGATCGTGCCAGATTCGTTCATGGCATACAGCTTGGTATGCGTGCCGATACCAGTAAATCGTGTGGCGCTGTTGTCACGCCAGCTCACGAACCCTCGGCACATTCCGCTGATTTGTGTGGATGAGCGCTTTCTCCAGCCACCCATGGGCCTCAAAGTATTCTCGAACCATCGGACCAAGTTGGCATCAAACCACCGGCCTGCTGACTGGTACTCAGTGCCGTTTCTGTAAATGCCTGGTGGTAATTTAAGGGGTATATACATGGCAGTGTTTAGGTAATGTTTGAGACAAAGCTCATTGTGACAATGGCTGATGGGACTGCTGGCCGTGTGGGGGTTGTTCCGGCAGGGTATTGCTCAATCGAGACACCGACATCGGTTGTCCTCCACATTATCTCAACATAGTCATTGGCATTCAAGCTCAAAAAGTAATTCATAGCACCAAGGGTATGGAATGGATCACCAACACCTTTTCTGGGTGCAAAGCCGAATCTGCTGTTTGAGTTTGCCGCATTTGTGCCATTGACCCGAAACCAGACATCCACATCTTGAGACGCATTTGTTGTGTTTGTAAACTGAATGGAAAACTGCAAGTTCCAGATTCCGGCATCGGCCACAGTGATTCTGGAGCCACTGGCCATTGTCACGCCACTGGAAAAGTCTGTCGTGTTGAATGTGACAGCATAGGCTGTTGTGGTGTTGGCAGCCACCTGATCAGTTGAGTCTTGAAAAGCCCCATAAGGGTTATTCATAAACTTGCCACCGCGTGGTCCAAACAAAGACCCCAGCACTGTGGTGAGCCTTCTAAAGTATCCATTCAATGCGCTGTAATTCTCATTCAAGTGCCTGCGCTCATACGCTTCTGGGGGGAAACCCAGACTCGGTATGGATGGAGATTCAAGTTGTTGCTGTTTGGTGGCCATGGCTAATTATGTCAGGACAGACAGCGCATGGTTGATGTGCTTGATCCTGTCATCTAAGCCTATAAAGCCGCCATTGATCTTTTTGGTCATGGTCCTGTAGTCTTGATTGTCTGCATACTGGTTGAGCTTGTGGGTGTCCCAAAACCATCCGGCAGTCAGCGCAGCATACTGGGGCGTGGCCACCAGCTCCGGCTGCATGATCAGGTCCACGCCAAGCGCTTTGCCTGCATGGTGGTAGTTCGCAGACCCTGTGAGCTGGATGCAGCCCCTTCCAATAAAGCGCCAGGCATCGCCTGATGCCTCATCTCGGTTGCCCATCCGGTTGCTGTAGACAGTCGTGGCAATGAGCTTGGGGTTTCTGGCGCAGGCTTGGGCCTTGGCCGCATCAAAGCGCTTGGGCCAGAGCTTTTGCAAGGCTTCAGCCCTGTAATTTAAGTTCTCTTGCAGCACCTTGAAATTGCCACACTCATGGCCACACTGACCAATAAATGCCGCCTGGCGCAATGGCGTTGAAATGTCAAAGCGCTGAAAAGTTTCGTTAAGCGCATCGACCCATTCTGGACCAATGTGCAGCCTAGATAATTGTTCAGCGTTGACCATTGACCAAACTCCTTACTTCGTTATAGGCATCAATGCAGGCATTGAGCTGGGCCGTGTTCCTGTCGCCTTGGGCCACTATTTCGGCAATGGCTTGGAGGGTTTCTCGCTCGGCATCAGGAGCTGGGTCAGCCGGTCTGTCAGATTGGCTTCCTGTTTCTTTGCTATCTGGGGCGGTAATGGTGGCACTTGCGCTGGCTTGAACACAACTTGGGGCTGAGATGCGCACCCTGCCAGAGCGAATAGCACGATCAAGGGCAGACTGCTTTTCATTGATAACATTAGTGGTCTCCTGTAACTTGGTTGCGTTTGCATTTAATTGCTCGTTAAGTTTTTGCTCTGTAGCTCTGGCCTCATCATTCTTTTGGGCAATGGCAATCTTCATGTCATTGTCGCGCTCCAGCCACCCATAGTGATGGCCCACTCGGTATGTACCGAATAATGAGACCAAGACACCAACAATGAGCCAGGGTAAGGGTATTGGTAGCATTATTCTGACTCCTGTCTGGCTGCCGCCAATTGCACGCGCTCATGGTCATCCTCAAGATGGTCCGGTGGCGTTGTGGGTGGTGGACCAGGTGTCCATGACTCATCAAGCTCTGGGTTGGTCCAAGTGGGCATGGCGCCAAATGGCTGTGATGGGATGCCGTTGTTGCTGGCAGTAAACCCGTGGTTGTTGCTGTAGCCTGGTGTTGGATAGACATAGTGGCCAACCATGGGCTGTGGCGCCTGTGGCGCTCCAAAAGCCTTGGCAGCAGACCCCACGGCCTTCTTGCCCATCACCGCACCAATACCGCCAACAATCAGTAAGACGATGTCGTTGAGCATCTTGGTGTATGCCTGGTCAATTGGCGCCATGGATTTGATTGGCTGAGTGACAAAGGTGACTGAGTACAAAAGCGCCACCACAATGAAGCAAAGAATGCAAGTCACCGCAATGACCACAAAGCCCCAGACTCTGACCTCGATTTCGTCAGGGGTTAGATTTTGCTTCTGGCTGGTTTGCATTGATTTGTTTCTCCAAGATTGGCGCCACTAAATATTCTGGACACTGCTGAGTGAATAGACACTTTGGCTTTTGACACTCTGGTGCGTGGAAATGGTCAGGATTCTGGCACTTGTATCGATACCGATCTTCGCAGCCAGTCAACAGTAAAAAAAGCAATAGATATCTCATTTGCCCAATCCTATCCTACCAAGCAATAAATTGACAATTTTGTCAGATAAGTCATCTGGTAAAAACTTCAGAAACCCAAGAAACCATAAAGCCACACACCCATAGATAAATATCTTGAGTGCCAGGTCAAAAGTCTTTTGATATT